TTGATCTCCGCTCTCGAGCTTTCGCATAAACTTATCGCCAACGACAGCACACTGATGTAAGTTAAGAGATTGCCTGTTGACGTCGCCTTTAGGTTCTCTGATTTCCAACCATTCATCAAAATCAGCGTGTTCGATATTGAGATTAACGGATGCAGCTCCTCTACGTACTGATCCTTGATTGGTCGCGAGTATAGTTGAGTCATAGATCTTGCAAAAAGGGACAACTCCATCTGATGTTCCATTACCTGTAATTTTAGCTCCGGCAGGGCGTATCATATTGATGCCTATACCTACTCCGCCGCCGTGTTTAGCAAGTAGCATCATCTCTAAATTCTTATTACCTATATCATTTATGCTATCAGCAACATCAATACCAAAACAAGAGATCGGTAAACCTCTGTCTGTACCTGTATTAGATAACACGGGTGATGCTAAACATAACCAACCTTTCCATATGTATTCAAAAAACTGTTCTGCTAGTTCTGGTTTATATAAACGTCTAGCTATAGCATTTGAAACTCTCAAGTAAGCATCTTTAGGTGATTCACCCATTAATAAATATCCACCAACTATAGTTTTTCTATATACGTCAGTATCACCCCAATTAGGGTAGTCTATACCCTTTTTCCACTCGTTGTTCCACATTATTATTTTTTTTAACTTGTTTTAAAGCATCTTGTAAATGCATTTTTTCCCAGTGCATTCTGTACTCATAACCACCTGGGAAAGTAGCATTACATTGACTACATTTTATAATATTTTTAGCCACTGTATAAGTATATAGTATATCCAATCATAACATTTAAATTAACAGCAACTAAATTCCATTGTTTAGCTAACCAGACTTGGGGTAACGATATAAAACCACCTATTATATAAACTATAGGTCCTATGTTGCCTGAGCTCAATATGTAAGGACCTATCATTATAAAAGCAGTTCCCATGTATCCTAACCTATGAGCTAATCTTTCTTTAGCACTTATTCTTCTGTCTTTAACTAGTAATTTTAAAAAATTATATTTCATATCCAATTTAGTATTATATTTAATGCTATTAATATATTAGTTATAACAGCTTGAAGTATTAAAAGTGTTCTTACAAAAGCTACGCCATCAGCATTTTCTTCAGATTTTTCCCCTAAAGCTTTTGCCCAAATCCTCCATATTTTTCTCATTACCAGATGTCTTCAAAGTCTTCTCCTTCGTTAGCCTTCGAATAATCAGTGGGCCGTACAGCAAAAAAGTCAGTATGAGTGTGGCCACCAGTGAGATGGTAAAACCAATCGAGTCTGCTTGATGCTTTGTCATCGAAACTAAAGTACTGCCCGAGGTGCTTGTAACCAAGTTCAACGAGCTTTTCATTGAGTCTTTTTCTAATGAATTGTTTAAGATCGTTGGCTTTAAGGTTTTCAATATCTCCTTGTTCAAACATTTTATCAATGTATCGCTCTTCTGCTTTAAGCATTGCTTCTGCTGCATTTGTAACATCTTTTTTACAATCTTCTAATAAATGATTATCTTCTTGACACATGTGTCTAAACAACTGACAGCCCATTTTACTATGTAATGATTCATCACGAACAGACCACTTCATTTGTTGACCTATTCCTTTGAGAAGATTACGAAGCTGAAAGCTATAAAGAACAGCAAAAGCAGAATAAAGACTAACTCCTTCTGCGAATGCACTAAATATTGCAAGGCTTGTTGCAATTCCAACGCGTTTGTTTCCACCATAACTAACTAAATTATTAAATCGTTCCATTGTAGCTTCGTCTTGTAAGAAAGCTTCAAAATTTTCTAGGCCTAGTGTTTCATTAAGATAACTATATGCTACAGCGTGTATAGTTTCTTGACTACCAAACATCATAGCCATTTGTTTTATTTCATGCTTAGGAAACCACGATACCACTTTTTGGGTCCAATAATCAGATACCGCACATTCTGTTTGCGCAAATCCCAAAAGTATATTTCCAACCAAGTTCTTCTCTGCTTTGGTAAGTTTCTCATTCCAATCTTTGACGTCACCTGACATTGGTATCTCGGTATGAAGCCAGAACGCTTGAGCTTGTTTGAGCCATCCCTCAGTATAGTATTCTGGATAATCAAACGGTTTGTACGCAACTCTTTCATCAAATAATCCCATTTTAAACTTCTAGTTTTTTATCTTCTTGTTCTTTTTTTCTTTCCTCAAACACTTTAGTTAATTCTTTTAACGCTTTTTTATAACCAGGCAAAAGTTTAACTAACTCAGTTGTGCCAACTGATATATCTTTTAACGTGTTTAGTTCTTGAATAATCCTATTTAAGACATTACCCATCGTGTCTATTTTATTAGACATTTCTATTAACTTATTCTCTTTCATTTAAATAATTTTTTACCTAATATTAAAGGGCTTGCATCTTTATTATGATTAACTTCATAATGACTATCAAACTCTTTAATAAGTACAGGTTTGTTTTTAAATCTTATTGGATACTTACTTAATACATACTCTTTTATTTTATTCATAGTAAAATGTTATACATAGTTCAACAAAAGGTAAATAAAATACGTGCTCTACAAACGTTGGCTCTGGATAACTTCTCATACCCACAAGAACTCCAGGATAAAACCCAGTACTAATCTCCCATCCTGTCATGTTTTTCTTCTTTTAAATAATAATTTAACATAGTCATATGATATTTTATACGTTCAGTATAATGATCATGTAATGAAAAATCCATGCTTTCTTCCGATTGACTCAATGTCAGCGTATTTAATTGCTCCATGTGTTGATTTTATATAGTTATTAATATCTTTTTGTAACACTCTACGAGAATACATCATCCTCGCTTCTTTCTTCTTTCTTTGATCAGAATCATCGTGTAGTCTACTTCTTTCTGGTTTTGCGGCTTGTAAAGCGTCTTTCCAATCTTGTTGTTTGTGAGCCATAGTTTAAATAATTTCCATCTTATAGGGAAAGACTCGTTGGCCCTTCCCTTACATTCTATTATATAGTCTTTTCCAACGAAGTCAGGTGTATACTTAATTCCCAGTATTTTCTTTTGCCCTCTGTTAGTATATTCACCTTTTCCGTTTGCTTGTTTCTCAAAAGCTTCATTGTTAAAATCAAATCCCTTGATAAGCTGGAAAACTTCATTTTCATATCCTTCAAATAATTTATTCTTTTTAAGAGCTATATACGTATATCTTTCTAAACCCGAAGCAAAGTTAATGCCATCATATGATACCTTCTTTGCTGTAACTGGACCTTTTTTTCTAGATCTTTTTTTCATTAAGTTCTATTTGACACAAAACTAGGAGGTGGTCCTGGATCTGGGTAAGCAGATATTGTTTGAGGATCAACAACCTCTATATCTTTAACAAATGTACCGTTAACCATTTTACCTGTACGTTTAGATATAACATCATAAGCAGAACTTATACAGCTTTCTATATTTACGCCTCTCATATAGGCTAAGTTAGTTAATACAACAACCATATCGCCTATAGCATCTATAACTTCAGGCTGATCATTTTTTAATAAAGCTTTAGCAAGCTCACCAGCTTCTTCTTGAAGCTTAACATACTGTGTAGTGGCATTACCCTTATCATATAAACCTCTTTCTTTTGCCCATTCTCTAATTAATTCAAATTGATCTTGATGAGAATATAATTTTTCTTTATGTTTTTGAAAAGGACTAGCTTCATGCATTGCTTTATTGTACACATAACAACGATTAGCATTAAACATAGATGTTTTAACATTGTCTATTATCCACTCTATTTTATCTGTAGCGTTTATATTAATAACACCATAAGGTGTTTCCCACTGCAAGTCACCTAAAAAACTACCATTAATATCTTCTTTAGATATTGCAAATGTAGTTGTTTGTTCTGTTATGTTTACTTTTTTCATTTCTTTATTAAATAATTTATCATAAGGTTTTATATCTACTTTATAACCTAAATCTTGTTGTAAAGTTTTTTCAGCTTTAGCAGCTTCTTTTATATCATCTGTTTCAAATAATATTTCATACTCACCTGGTTTATAACCTTGTTCTTGTTCAACACGTTTTTTAATGTTCTTAGTACAACCTATTTTTTTACCAAGTATATGATATACTTTGTATTTTCCTGTGCTTACTGCTGATATTCCCATCTAATAATATAATATTTGTTATTTTTTCCTCTTAATAATGCATCTCTTTTTATCTCTCCTGGCCTTATCATATAATCACTTTTCCAGTTAGATTCAATTACAGCATCCATGTCAGAATTAGACTCAAAAGAATCTATTATTTTAGCTTTCAACATTATGCTTTCATAATCGCCTTCATATCTAGGCATGTAATCTGAAGTAGCAACAACTCTACCTTGTTGAACAGGTTCTATATATAAATCATCAGACATAGTAACAAACTGTGTACCTGAATAATATACATAATCAAATTGTGCAAATGTAAATATTGGTAATAATAATAATAATAGTCTCATAGTATAATTTTAAAAGTTATAATTTAATCCTCCACCGTTTGATCTTTTAATCAAAGCTTCTTCAATCTCATCGTTTAAACAACGCTTAGCTGCTTCAAGATATAATATAGCATCCATCATCTCTTCTTGAACATCTATAATAAATCTGTTAAGATCTTTATCTTCGCCTTTAATCTCTTCCATCATGGTTGCGCCGTATTTCTTTTGACCTGTCAAACTACGTTGATCCATCTTTTTTAATACAGTCTGTACTATTTCGTCTTTAGTTTCTATTTGCATATTATTCTATTTTATTGTTATAAAGGTGTAAGTTATGTGCATAATGATAATAATTACCTACAGGTATAGACAGTCTGTCTGCAACCATTTTTTGTAGATATGAAAAACAATACTGATCAATACAAAAGCCAAACCAGAGATCATTAGATCGCATCAGAACAGCCATATTTAGCTTATCATTTAGTATAGTAAACTGAACAGCATAAGTACATGGTGTATCTTTACGATATTTAGCGTGTTCTTTACCATCATAAATACTTATAGCTGCATGCCTAGTATCTTTCTCATGTTTTAATTTAGCAATAACATAATCTAATTGATAATTACGTTCCCATTGATATCCATAATTAGAATTAACATGACGATCTATAGACATACGTTCCCATATAGCAGGAACTTTACCATATAGCTCGCCTAGCTTATCAATATTGTTATCTCCTGAAAGATACCACTTCCATTCAGCTTCAGCATAATCTATATTAAAGTTTCGTTCTTCATTAGTTATAATATTATCTAAAGGATTAGACATAGTAAAACCTACATTAAACAAAGCTTTAGTATCGCCAAAGTTTACGCCATCAGATTTTATTTTAATATAAAAATAATTAAAAGCATCGTTAGCACAGTGAAATTTAGTTTTCATAAAATGATATTAAGTATTTAAATATAATTGCACTAAAACACATATAATAAAATAAACCAATAATTTTAGATACATTATAATATAATGAATGATATTTACTTTTAAGCATTATTGTTTCTAAATTAAATAGAATAAATAATAATATACTAAATAATATTATCGCAGGTTTTAAACCATTAACTTGTCTTAAATCTACATATATAATTAATGATATTACTGTAAATATAATAATAATTATTGAAAATAAAAAGTTTTTTAAGCTTAAATAATTAAACTTTCTTCTGTTTATCATAATAGTATTTATATGCGTTCATTACTTCATCCCATATCTGTTTCCAGTCATACTGAAACTTAGATTTGTAAACTTTTTTATGTTTACCAGGCTCTGATATACCAACATACCATTTACCAGGTTTATTAGTTACAGGAATAGGAGATATAATAATACCCTTATTAACTCCCCACATATACCACTCAGATTGTTCATCGCTTATCATCCAAGTATCGTCTAATAAAAAACCAGACTTCTTTTTCTTAGCAAGCTCTCTTGCTTTTAAAGTACCTACACTCATCTATCCTTCCCAAGGCATAGAGTCTAGCTCTTGCTCGTGTGGTATGTAGTCGCCTGAGTCTTTGTTCCACTTGAAATGTGCTTCTGCTTGGTTTTCGCCAAGGTTCTGAAACTTAACTTTGAGAACTTTAACTTTAACTGTTTTATTAGTGTAATTCCTATGAACCAAAAGGCCGTGATAACTAGCATCATACCACTCACCGCCTCCTTTAATAGAATACATTGTCGGTTCATCCATTGTTCCATCATCTTTCTTATACATTTTAGTTGGGTGAGCTACAACAATAACAAGTACATCATGCTTCTTCGCAAAAGCCTCTATACGTGTTAAGTATTCCATCGTTGCATCAGGTATACTCATTGCACTAGCTCCGTTCATTTTTACTTTATTATATGGATCTATAACTAAACATTTTATGCCTTTACGTTTAACAAGCTCAGCACCTTTAGTTAATACAGAATCAAGATCATATCTTTCGTTTTCTATAAAGTAAAAGTTATCATCTACTAGTTCTGTAACTTGATTCCATTTATCTGTGCCTATATCTTCTTTCTTAGGCATCCAACCTCCTATCTTACGTATTAGCTTGTGCGTGTGTAAAAATGTAGGTTTATTCTCTGGTGAAGCAAATGCTGTTTTCCAGCCATACTTCATTTGGTATCCCACCACCATTCGATCAACAAAATCAGACTTCCCACTGCTAGGAACGCCTGTAACGGTGATGAATTGTCCTGTGTAAGTAGAGAATATGTTATCAAAGTTATCAAGGCCGACTTGATACCCAGGTTTAAAGCCTTCATGAATAAATTCTTGTAGTTCATCGTTTACATCTTTTAAGGTTACTACGTTTTCAAGAGGAACAGGACTAGCTGTATCAACAAGGCGCTTGAGCATAGCATTGCCGTAGCGTAACATATATTCATTAGCATCTTTGCAGTCGTTAAAGTTAATTGTATAACATACCT